TGATAATAATGTTGTTACGGAAGGTTTTCCATTCTTTTGAGTGGTAGAATTCTTGGTTCAAATATCTTTCAAAACCAAATGTAGATTCTCCAATTCCGCCACCTAATTTGAGATAGTTAAAACGCGACATAAAGTCAGGAAATTGTATTAGTTCTGAGTATGTCATAATACTCTCACTTTTACAGAAATATCAGTAAGTTGCTCTGTAAATGTAAGCGTTACAGCATTATTTGACACTGATGCAGGAATATTGCTTGCTAATGTGTATGGTGCATCTCCTGCTTTAGTGAATATTATAAGCATTGAATTTGCATCAATAGTTTGGTCATATTGGACAAAGTGCTTAGCATCATTAGCCCAACCTCTATCGGTTGAACCAGAGATTGCTTCTACACAGATATAGTATCTTGTGACTTCGTCAGTATCAGTGTAAGTTACTCTATCGCCTACATTATAGCTATTATTCTGATTATAAGCAGGAACTGTACCAGAAGGTAATGTTATACTTGTACTTCCTGCCGTTAACGTCCCTACAAGATCATAACCAGCAATCTGAGTTTTAAGAGCATTAAAATATACTTTCCTAGTAATATTACTACCACTAGGTCTAACCGTCATTGGTAAAAGTGAGTTTTCATCTAGTAAATTATTATACAGATCCAACTCACTTAGGGGTTTCATATCTGATTCAGCCATCTTTACTTACCTCTCTATATGCCATTTCCTGAAAATCATTAGAAATCTTTTCAAAATTCTTATCTTCAGCTACTACTGGCGTTTCATTGTAGTTTTTAGCGTAGAGAATATCAAGAGTATGGCTGCAAGGTCCGCCATTCTTGCAGCATCCGATACTCCCATTGCACGCTCTTTTGCAATTACAAAGATACAAGATTTTCATGGTTTGTATTCAACCCATTTCGTTGCATCAAAAGCTCCAGCGGCAGAGTTAATGATACATACATAATATTTGTTATCATACTTACACTTATTGCCAACGACGTAATCTTTTGAAATATCATACGCAGCAACAGTATCATCTTGGTAATCATAGACTTTCCAATTACGGAAATTCCACTTTTCAGGTACTTCTTGAGGAGTAATGCGTACATAGTGCACTCCGTCCTTAACTACCTTATCTCCAACATTGTAGATCATTCCAGGGTGGAAAATATCATCCCTCTCATTATCTGCTTGTACGTACATACGCCACTCAAGTTCAGCCATACGAGCTTTAATAGCATCTGTAACAAATCCACTCGTCGGTGGATCAAATATCAGTCGTACATACAGATAGATGTAGGTCTTTACGTTTTCAAAATCTGAAACATTGGTCATGAAATCTTCCCAAGTCTCATCTGTGCCTGTGATTCTGAAAGGCGTATTAGGACCTACACCTAACTGACAGAGTTCATTAAATGCGGAATTAATATGAACCATAATATCAGGATCAAAGTAATCCTCGCTAACCTGGACTCCTAACAACTTGGAAATTGTTTCCAAAATTGACTCATCCATAGGCATGCTCCTTTAGAAGGTAACAAAATCCAGCTTTACCCACATTTCATTGAAGTCACTAATTCTACCGAAACCATTCTTCTCTTCGTAAATAGTAACCTTTTCACCATTCCTAAGCTGTCCAACAGTAGCTGAGGAAATATCAGCAGCAGATCTGATGTTAAGCCAAGAATCTGTCTTAACAATACCTGTCTTGACCTCAAACTTAGGTTCAGCAGTCTTCTCTTCCTTCTTAACCTTAGCAACCTTTACTTCAGGCTCCTTAGGTGTCTCGATTTCCTTAATGTCATCGAACATTGACTTCTTAGATCTTCCAGCCATTTTTATTCCTCCTTAGCTGTAAAAAGGTGTAGCAAAGCCCAGAATGGACTTAGAATTATAGGAAACATGTCTGTATCCTACCTTATTTGACTTATTACCCTCAATTACGTAAATATAACCCTTCTTTTTGTAATTAACAGAAGTTACCATTCCCGTATGAGTAGCCTTTCCTTCACCCTTGAAATCATAGAATACAAGGTCACCAACCTTAGGTACATAAGAACCTCTGGCATGGAAACGCTTCTTAGACTTATACCACTTCATCTGAGTAGTACAACCTGCAGACATGGAAAGCTTCTTAATGCCAACCTGCTTAAGACAAGATGCTGTAGCAATAGCACACCAAGCAGTCTTTTTGCAATTGACATTCATTCCCATATACTTATTCCAAGGATCTACGATATACTTCTGAGCTTTACCATTAGACTCGGAATAACCATTCCAAGACTTGAATTTGGTTCTAGCTTTTGCAGCAGTAGCCATAATTAAATCTCCTCATCTGTAAGGTCTTCGATAGAAATCTGATCCTCGTCTTCTGCAACGCCATCCTGAATATCAGCAGTCTCTTCGATCATTTCAAGCTTCTCCTTAGCAAGAGTAACCTGAGATACACCGATAATAGCTGCAATAAATACACCAATAGCATTGCATGTTACTGTAAGAGCCTTAATCAGGGAGGGATCAACACCCCAAACAGGAAGAACTGTCTGAAGAAGAATCCCGAGCGCCGGAAAGAAAGCCAATCCGAGCCACTTCAAAATATCATACACTTTGTCATTAAGTTTCATATTATTTCCTCCTTATTAACTAACCTCGACCATTGCATTTGTTCCTATTGCAAAATAGTTTTTGCCATCAGGTAATGAAATGTTGGAAAATGCAGGTACTGTGGAGCATGCTTTAATATCATTGCAAGAAAATAATTTAGTACCAGATGATCCAAAAATTGAAAAATCTGCATAATCAATATTTCCAGCTCCTGCAGAATACGGCAAGGAAGATACGAAACTACAACTTGTCGAACCACCAAGATTGTAAGTCAGTCCAATAACATTGTAATTCCATCCCCAAGCAATAGCATAATCATCATCAACTTTGATTCTGCCTAAGGACATTGCCATGTTAGTTATTCCTTGAGAACTATTGTAGTTTCCTAACCAAAAGAAAAATGAGTTTTCCCCTTTGTAATATGCAAATTGAAACGATCTTTCTGAAACAGAGCCATAATAGTTAGCGCCTGAAGCAAAAGTAACATTGTTATCTCTTGTGACGCCTTCCCATTGAAAATATACAACTTTTGCAGCATCTGATAATTTGGTTCTAAACATTTCAAGACGAGGGCCACCATCATGGAAATTTAAGAAAAGATTTACCCAATAACCACTTTGGGTTTCGTCATAGATTTCAGCAACTGTTTTCTCTTCTCCACTTGCATTTTCAATAGTAATATCGTCACCTAAATCACAAATTATGTCAAAAAGATCTTGAAAAAAATCAGTTTCTGTACTAGTTTTTGAAAACAAATAATGTCTAAATTCTCCCATATGTGCCCCCTTTTATGAAGTTGTATATGTTGTCGATGTTATTGAATATTCAACAGCATTAAGGCCACCGCCACCGCCTCCTCCAGATTCGAGTATCTGGAGAAGTAATTCTTCCTCTCTACTCTGAGCTTCACTAAATGGCGCTTCTCCTTTATTAAGAATAGCCATAAGTATCTGCTCATTTCTACTCTGAGGTTCACTAAGAGGATTCTCGCCACCTAAAATGTTTTCCAAAATATCTTCTTCTCTACTTTGTCCCATTAGGTTTCCTCCTTATCATACTTGTCTTTTATTCCATCAACCGTGCCCATAAATGCCAAACGACTAATGGGTATCTTACCTACTAACATTCCTTTGGAATAGAAATTTATCACTTTTGCGTCATAGTCAGTTGTGACTTCATTTGCTTCTATATGTAAAATATCACCATTAACGTCCTTAATTTTGTAAATTTTCATTTGTTAACTCCTTTTATGATTCTATTAATTCCCAACTTAATACTGGAACACCGCCTGATATTGACACATTTAATCTATAATTACCGTCAGTACTAGGATATGCAGGTAATTCATTGGAATATGCAGTTAATTTCATTTGTCCATTTTCTTGTTTGACAACATAAGTGCCATCACCACTATCTGAAATATCAGGGAGATTATCCAATTTGGTCTTGTCTGAATTATCAACATAAACGGTGCTATGTCCGACAGGCATTTCAACAGTTCTTCCGTCAACAAACTGTTCCGTTCCGTTTCCGTCAACAAGCATAGGGTTAGTGAAGTCATCGCAAGTATCACCATAGTAATAAAGGTTGTTATTGCTATCCAACTTCAAAACACCCCTTAATTCAGGGTTAGAAACAGTTTCGTCAAATGGTGTGGCGAGTTCGTAAACCAAATAAACGCCGTCAAGTGCGGTTTTTACATCATCACCCGTAGCACTTGCATTATCATAAGCCG